AGCAGTAGCCTTCTGGGCGTTAATCACATTCGGCTGGCGGGACAGGCCCAAACAAGAGCCTCCCCGCCAGCCGAAGTCTTTGCAGGCCCCCGCACAAGTCCGGCCCCCAGACCCGCCACCAGCCAAGCCCAAGCCCGTGTCGGTGCTGGCCAAGCCGGACCTCCCATTCGTCACGAACATCTGCCCGCCCGTCACCAAGCCAGTAGCCAAGAAGGTCCCGATTCTCACCGATCTGTACTGCCGGGTGCCCAACCCCGACTACTTTGCTGACCACCGGGAGCCGGATGACCTCGTAACCCATGTCCATGAGCTAACCCACGGGGTCAGCAACAGGCTCCACGCCAGCACCATAAAGCACGGGATTTACCTAGGGGACGGCAAGGGCATCGTCCTCAAGCACCCCAAGATCACCATCGAGCAGGTGGCCAACCACGTTCCCAAGGAAGATCGAGGACCAATCTTCAAGCTCTATCTGGTGGACCAACGCCGGGACTGGAACACCAGCCCTGCCTACCTGCTGGACGAGTGGAACGCCTACATCCACGGCTCCATTGCCCGCAAACAACTGGGCTGGCAGAAGCGGAAGGAAACAGAGGACTTTGCCAAGGAGATGGAGCGTTACTGCCGGGTGATGCTGACCGTGGTCAAGAAGCACGACCCTGAATACCCGGACCTCCAGCACCTCTCCAACTTCATTGATTGGCAATCTGAGAGGTTTGACCGAATCGTCAAAGGGGAAGACAAATGAGCCTGACCGATCCGCAGACGTTGATCCTTTTGGTTGGAGTCCTGTTGCTGGCGTCCCCGGCCCTCATGGGTAGTGCAGTCCTATGGATCAAGAACCTCCTGTACCGGAACTCCATCAAGGAGGATGCCCAGATCAGCACGGTGGTCCAGCTTCTCCAGTTGAAGAACCGGCTGGAAAAGGAGGGCTGCACGGTTGCCTCCGACTCCACCAAAGACCTTGTGTTCGCCCTTGTGTACGGAGAGAAGCCGAAGAAGGACTGACCAGTGAAGTGGGCCAGAGGGCTATTCGGGGCAGCACTGATCCTCTTTGCCCTCTACGGGATCAAGGAGGTGGTGGTCCCTGTTGTCTGCCCGCCTCCAAGACCGCCCAAGCCGCCAGTTCAGGTCCTCGTCGGTAACCACTTTGAGCATGAAGTCATAAGGCTGACCAACCAAGAGCGAACCCGCCGTGGACTTCGACCGTTGAAGATGAACACCCAGATGATGGCCTTCGCCAGAAACTGGTCAGCAGTCCAAAGCCGAACCCGAATGCACCACTCAAGAGGAAGCGGTTACGGCGAAAATGTTGCTGTTGGACAGTCCAGTCCAGAGGCAGTCATGCAGGCTTGGATGACATCAATTGGCCATCGTCGGAACATACTCAACCCAAACTACAGTTATATTGGTGTCGGCTATGTAAACGCTGGCCGCCCCTACTGGACGCAAAACTTCAAATGAGAAAACTACCGCCGGGAACGTGCTGTGACTGTGGATGCGTCACATCCAGCAAGTACCGATTGCGATGCACTTCATGCGGACAGAGGAAGCGTCGAGGCAGTGAGCCGGGGCTGCCAGACGGCTTTGTTGTGGACGAGTGCTTTGGAGATCAGGTAGGCAAGCTCATTTGGACGCTTAGAAAAGGTTATGCCGTCAATCGACGCACTGAAAACGGAAAGATCAAAAAGGTCCCTCTTCACGATCTCGTCTGGGAGTTATCGGGCAGGCCAGCCCCGAAGTTCCCCATGACCATCGACCACTGCAACCGCGACCCCAAAGACAGCCGTCTTGAAAACCTGCGAATCGCCACGCCATCACTTCAGGCCCTGAACACCAGAAAGCCAACAGGCAAGTACGGATTACCTGCGGGCGTGTCTTTTGTGGAGTTCAATGGCAGCGGCAAGAAGAGGGCAAAGCCATACGCAGCCAGAATACGCCACAGAGACAAGAGGACTTTCATCGGGATGTTCACCACCCCCGAAGAAGCGTCCGCAGCCTACGAAAAGAAACGTGCCGAACTCATTTCCCTTGAGTGTTCCCTTTCCTCCCCGGAGTAACTCCCATGAAAAAGTATGTGATCTTTGCCATTGCTCTTCTCCTTGGCTGTCTGGCCATCCCGGTCGTTGAGCCGGTTCAGGCTGGCAACTGCCACGGCAAGAAGAAGGCGACCCCCACGGCGGTGACCGTGGAGGAAGATGTTGTTGTCGAAGGTGCCAAGGTCAAGGTGAAGGACACCGTGACCGTCGAAGAGGGCCCGGCTGGCGTGACCGTGGTCGAGAAGATCGAGGTGGACGAGGGCCCGGTCGGTGGCCCCGTCGGCGTCCATGCTTCTCGGAAGGCTGCCCGTAAGGTGAAGCGAGCGACCATTGCGGAGGCTAAGGCCGAACGCAAGGCTGCCCGTGCCGCCCAGAAGGAAGCCAACGCCGAGTTTGAAGCCGGTGCTGAGGAAGCCGTCCGCGAGGCCTACTCCAAGTAGTCGTTGGCATCACTCCGGGGGGCCATGCTTCCGGCGCATGGTCCCCCGGGGAGCCGGTTCAGGAGTTAAGAATGAGCAGACTTTTGAGAACGCTGCGAGAAAGCAGGATGTCTCCTCAACAGCAGGAGTTGCTCAAGTTTTTAATCACTGGTGGCCAGTACAGCAGCCTGCCACCTGACATTGGTGCTGATCCCATCGGAGACCCGGCGGCTGACTATCTGGATGGCCCCAGCATGGCAGACATTCTCTTGAAGAACGCCAAGGCCATGGCCGTCCACGACATGCTCAGGCAGGCCCGGTCAGAGGACGGCAACCCACGGATGGCACCCATGATCGCATCTATTGGCCAACTGGACCGATGAGCGAAACACCTAAACCACCCGACCAGACCCGGCAGTGTGACAACTGCAAGCAAGTTAAGCCGCTTAACCCTAAGCATTTTCCTAGGGTAAAGGGCACCCAGCACAGCTATCAATGGGTCTGCCGCCCCTGCAAGGTCAAGATCAAACAGCAGGCCCAGATGGAGCGGCTGGAGAGGACTGCCATTGGCAACTACCTCTCTCGGACGGTCTCGGGCGGCTCCAACATCCCCCACACAGCAGAGCTTCTAGAGGGGATCATGCACTACTTTGGTGGTGCAAACGGGTTCGCCAGTCTGGTGATGAAGCAATACTTTGAGGCCGCCCCGGGCAGCAGGATGCGCAACTCCCTGCTTGAAATGGTCGTTCGGCTGGCGTCCAAGAACACCGAGCAGGGCGGTGCCAAGAAGCCCATCGACCTGTATTCAGAGGAGGAGCTAGAGGCCGAGATTGACAAGCGTCTCAGGCAGGCCGTCCTGACCTATGGAGGAGTAAGGCACATCGATGTCCAAGAAGAAGAACCAGATTCCACCAACCCCACTCCCAACGGTCCAGAGCATATCGAGCTTCCAGCGGGACGAGTTGAAGAGCTTGCAGAGCGAGCTAGCAGAGAGGCGCATAGAAGCCTTGAGGCTGTACAGGCCAACCGACAGGCAGAAGGAGTTTCATGAGTGCCGCTCTAGTGAAACACTTGTGCTGGGTGGAAATCGTTCCGGCAAGTCCCTCTGTTCATTCATAGAGGACGCATGGGCCGCAACTGGCACCCATCCCGTCGAAGGAAAGTACAGAAAAGAGGGCGGGAATCTCGTCATCGTCGGCCAGAACTGGAAACACATCGGATTAGTCGTAGTGCCCTATTTGTTCAAGGCCGGGGCCTTCAAGATCATCAAGGACAAGGCGACGGGCCAGTTCCGAGCCTACGATCCGGTTCTCGACGCCGACCGGGCCAAGGAAGCCAAGCCAGCCCCGCCCCTGATCCCGCCCCGAATGGTCAAGAGCTTTTCATGGGTGCTGAAGTCAGCAGGTTACTTGAACTCCTGCGAGCTACATAACGGCTGGACAATCTATTGCTTCTCTTCAGAGGGTGATCCCCCCCAAGGCTTCCAAGCTGATAGGGTCCATATAGATGAAGACCTTAACAACGAATCATGGGTTCCTGAAATGCAAGCTCGCCTTGCCGACAGGAAAGGTCTCTTCTGTTGGTCAGCCATGCCACATTCCAAGAACGAGGCTCTGCTTGGGCTAAACGAACGAGCCGACAAGGCAGAGGAAGTTGGCAATACCAAGGACATCAGGCGGTTTGTCCTGAGGTTTCTTGATAACCCCCATATCGATGGCGATGAGAAACGGAAGGCCATCGAGCGGTGGTCGGCCATTGGTGATGACGTTCTTAGGCAGAGGTCCGAGGGCGAGTTCGTCATCGACAGCATCCTCGTCTACCCGAACTTCAACCCCAACATCCACTCCTGCGAGCTAGAGACACCGGACATCCCAGACGATTGGTGCCGGTATGCCGTGGTGGACCCGGGTCACGCCGTCACCGCCGTGCTGTTTGCAGCCGTCCCACCAGAAGGCGACCGGGTGGTGTGCTACGACGAGCTTTACATAAGGAACTGCAACGCCACCATATTTGCCACTGAGTTTCATAAGAAGGCGGGCGGCAAGCAGTTCTATGCCTTTTTGATTGACTCGCACGGTGCCCGCCTGACGGATATTGGCTCAGGAAAATCCCCTCAGGACCAGTATTCCGAACAGCTTTCAGCCCTAGGAATCAAGTCCAAGGTGACTGGCTCAAGCTTCATCCCCGGCTCTGATGACATCCAGTCCGGCCTTCACGCTGTCCGGCAGATGCTCCACATCCGCCCGGACGGAACCCCTCGCATCCGGTATGTCAGGAGCAGGATGCCCAACTTTGAGCGGGAGATGAAGCGGTACAAGAAGAAGACCGTGAGCGTGGCGGGCACCACCATCGTGACAGACGAGCCCAACAAGAGAGGCGAGTTCCATCTGGTGGACTGCCTCAGATACCTGTGTGCTTATAGCCCCGATTACCACAAGCCAGAGGTAAAGGTGGAAGCACCATGGTGGCAGGCATGGAAAGAGCGCAGGGACAAAGAGCAGGGCAAAACTGGTGCTATTTACTTAGCCCCTGCTAGCTATTCCGAAGTGTACTACGCCTGACAAAAGCCTCTTGTTGTCTTGCATTTCGCTCCGGTAAATGGTGTCAGCGTTGCTTGAACACCAATTTCTGGAGGTTATATGGCCACCTTTCAAATGCCCGCCCTGTCGGTGGGTGACATGGTTCTCTTCTACGACAACCCTTTCACCGATGGGAATCCGGTGATGGGTTGGGTCACCTGCAAGCCCGGCACCCAGACCATCAAAGTGCTGGTGTTTGCCGAGGACGCTGGCTTTGTCGAGAAGCCGTCCGTCCGGCACAGGGATGACCCGTTCTGGAGGGAGAGCGAAACGGCACAGGCGTGGCAGAAGTGGGGTGCGTTCGATCTTCACCCCAACACCAAGGCCTTGAAGGAACTCCAAGCTCTTTTGACCAAGACCAAGATCGAGGCCGCTAAGAAGGGTTGATGCGCGTCCAGAAGCCCGACAGGTACATAAATACAAAGGAGAGTTCCATGAAGCGGTTTTTGATCGCAGCTACGGCTTTCGGGATGTGTTTGAACTGGACGGTGGAAGCCCATGCAAAGCCCCGCCGCCAGTACCAGCAAGGCCAGCCGGTCCAGAACGTAGTGCGAGCCATGACCAACACCGCTCAAGGGGTGGCCGAGGCCTGTGCCCGCATGGGTCGGCTTCAGCACATGGGCGGCAACGGCGGCATGATGGAAGGCATCGGGATGGCCAGCACCCCGGAAGCAGCGGTCAGGAACTGCTGCTACTACGGGCAGATTGCCATTCAGGATCAGGGTGTAGCTCAGGGGCCGAACGGGATGTGGTACGCCTGTATCCGAGGTAGGTGATGGACGAAAACCTGTATCCCGAGCTTCCCTCAGAGGGCTCCGATGGTGGCCCGTTTGAGGCCCCGCCGCAGGACATTATCCCGCAAAAGAGGATGGAGGATGCCCTTAGGGCTATCTCTACCTCTTGGCTGTCGAAGCTCAAGCAGGCCCAGAAGCACAAGAAGCCGTTCTCCGATGACTCCAAAGAGTGCATGAACTTCTTTGACGGTCACGGGGACTGGTTCTGGAAGTCTGACGGCAAGAGCGACAAGAGCTATTCCAAGCTGGCACCGCCCAGCTTCAGGATGTGCATCAACAAGGCTTTTGAGGCTGTAAAGCTCTTTGGGTCAGTCATTTACCACCGCAACCCGGTAAGGACTGTCACCCCAAGGACGTTCCCGGCGATCCCGCCACAGGCCATGGGCATCGACCCCAGCCAGCCGCCACAGATCGATCCGATGACCGGGCAGCCCATGCCCGATCCCATGCTCCAGCAGTACATGCAGGCCTCAAGTCAGATAGACATGATGGAGGAGCAGAGGCGAACGGTAGCCCAGCTTGTAGAGACCTACCTGAATTACACGCCCGTGGAGTTGAACCTCAAGGAACACTCCAGAAAGGCTGTTGACGAGGCCATTATCAAGGGCATGGGGGTGTGGTGGACCGAATTGGTCGAACTCCCAGCCACAGAAGACGGCCAGACCTTCGGGATCATCGGCTCGTTCTATGACTCCTGTGACAATCTCTTGATGGACCCGGACGCAGACGAGCAGGAGGACATCCTGTGGTGTGCCCGGCGGTGCGTTCACCCGATTGACGAAGTGGCGGCCCAGTATGGCCTGAGCAAAGAGGACCTAAAGGGTCATCTAGAGAGCTTCGTGGCCCGATCCCAAGAAGAAGACCGGGACTACAAGACCAAGAAGCAGAACGGCAAAACCAACGACCTGTGCGTTTACTGGAAGATTTGGTCTAAGACCGGATTCGGCCACACGCTCAAGGGATTCCCCAAAGAGTTTGCCGGGATGTTCGATGCCCTTGGTCAGAACTGCTATGTGGTTGTGGCAGAAGGCGTAGATTTCCCTTTGAATTGCCCCAAGGAAATAGCCCTTGAGCAGCCAGACGAGACGGGCCTTCCAAACAGCCTTTTCACCAAGAGCCGCTGGCCCATTCCCTACTACGCGGACATCAATGGCTGGCCTTTCACTCCGCTTCAGTTCCACAGAAAGCCGGGGTACATCTGGCCCATCTCCCATCTGAAGCCGGGTCTGAGTGAGCTTAAGTTCCTGAACTGGGCCATGTCCTTCTTGGCGGGCCGCATCATGGTGTCCTGCAAGACCATGGTGGGCGTGGCCAAGGCTGCCGGGGATGACATTAAAGACCAGATTCTCAAGCACGAAGAGTCTGGGTTTTCCCTTGTGGAACTCTCTGAAACGCTCGGACGGTCAGTCAACGACATTGTTTCAGTGTTTCAGATGCCCAACGTCTCGCAGGACGTATGGACCATTTTGCAAGCCGTCTCTGAGATGTTCGACAAAAGGGTCGGACTTACAGAGTTGGTCTATGGAATGACTCGCAACCAGTTTAGGTCAGCCGCAGAGGCACAGGTCAAGTCTGAGCAGATTTCAGTAAGGCCGGATGACATGGCCAATGTACTGGAAGACGCTATGTCCACCTTGTCTAGGAAAGAGGCCTTGGCTGCCCGTTGGCTCCTCCAGCCCCAAGACGTTGCCCCTATCCTTGGACCGCTTGGGGCTCAGGTGTGGAGCGGGATCATCCAGCAGATCGACGTTCACGGTCTTGCCCGGGAGTTTGACTACAGGATCGAGGCCGGTTCTGCCCGCAAGCCGAACAAGGCGGGCAGAGTCGAGCAGATGAACTTGGCCATGCAGAATCTTGGGCCACTTCTCCAAGGCCTCCTCCCCATGGGCCAAGTGGGCCCCATGAATGCCCTCCTGTCGGATTGGTGCAAGTCGCTCGACCTTGACCCCAAGCCGTACATGATCCCCGAGCCGCCCCCGCCGCCGCCTCCCGGCCCGCCACCCGGACCTCCAGCCGGTGAGAGCGGGGCTTCGCCCGAAGAGAGCGGCGGCGGGGCTCCCCCTCCTGAGCCACAGCAAATGCCACCGGAGTTTCAGTAATGCACGGAAACAGCGTAGACCCGGAACTGCGGTTTCCTTGCACGTTGGATTGGTGTCAGCACGGCCACTATCAGCGACATTTCCGCTGGAAGAAGTTGGAGGACTACATGAACAAACAATTCATGCCAATTGAAATCCTAAATGCCCCTGCCCACGTTCAGCAGCACTACATCAAGGTGCTTGCTATGGGCTATGGAGAGAGGTGGGCCACGATGGTGGCATTGCAGCAGCCCCCGGGCACCAAGGGCACCGACCGCGCCTTTCAAGAGGGCCGCCTTGCTGGCAACCAGTGGGACGAACTGCCTCCCCGTCAGGCCAAGAAGATGATCCGAGAGGCCAAGGCGGCAGGCATCAACATCTCTGGAAAGCAATATGTAAGCGGGTTGGCCAACAAGCTTGGGCATTGCGACCCTATGGCTTGGGTGTCTGATCTGTCTGATGTGAAGAGGGTTGCCAAGGCTAGGAACCTCAACGTCACGGGCATGGTCAACATGGAGGCCACCGAGCTTCCCGTCATCAGGCACGACCTGAACCCGCGAATCGCCAAGGAGCTTGCCAAGAAAGAGATCGCCAAAAACCCCAAGCTTTCTATGGCCGCTGCCCTTGAGAAGGTCAAAGAAAAGCACGCCCCCCGCTGGAAGAAGCCTGCACGCTGACGCCCCTGCCCGTACATAAAAGAGGTAGGAGCGTCCCATGTCTCTTCCAGCCATCCCCTGCCACTCGCCCTCGACTTTCTCCAACTGCGCCTCCGATGAGCGGGGCTACTGGAAAATCCGGGTACGGCAAGACACCGCAGAAAACTGGGCCAAGAACGACCCTGTTCTTGCCTCTGGTGAGTTTGGCTATGTGATTGGCTCTGCCAATCCGGGCCAGCTTCTGAAGATTGGCGACGGCACCCTGCGGTGGAGCCAGCTTCCTTGGCTCATGGCCACGGGTAACTCCGGGCCCCCGGGTCCAGTCGGCCCTCCCGGCGGGAACATGGCCCTGACCATTCAGGCCAACGAGCCAGCCGTTGCCCCTCTGGGTGACCTGTGGCTCCAGCCTGTTTCAGCCAGTTCAGCCAACCTGTTCATCTCCAACGGGTTTGACTGGATTTCGGCAGGCTCTGCGGGCGGTGCAGCGGGCACCATCGACACCACGGCATTCAGCTATGGCAACCCACCGTACACGGGCGGTGCCACATACATTCCGCCCAACTCCATTGCCGCCAATCCCAGCCCGGCGTACCCGCTTCAGGAGTACATCAACAGGCTGGAAGCTGCCCTGCGGAGCGGCCAGATCGCCAACTCAGGAAGCAGCACTGCCCTGTGGAGGCTGACGGTTGGCTCAAGCGTCACCATCGGCGGCCTTCTCAGCGTGGCTGGTGGCATCCGATACGGTGGAACCCTTGGGCCGATCACCAGAGCGGACGAGGAGCCCGAGTACACAGGCGGCTTTGAGCTTCCCCCTCCGACCCAAGACGGCTACCTCCGGGCCGATGCCGACGATAACAACTGGTACTTCCACGATCCGGTCATTGTCTCGGACACCCAGCCGCCGGAACCCCCGGTAGTTGGAACTCTCTGGGTCTATCCCGATGGTACGGCCCCTTCCGAGAACTTCAGCTTTGTCAACCCTCCGGTCTACGCCGACGCCCCCATAGTCGAGCAACCCAACGGGCTCTCCATTGGCCTGTCTCCAGACGGTCAGGAAATCCACCAGCCCTACATGGTTGGCGGTGTGAAAGTCCTCGTTGGCGGGAAGGCATACCTCCTGCCGCTTCTGGAAGCCCCGGCATTTGCCCCCGGGTCAGAGCCCACTCCCCTGTTCACCTACGACGATGACCCGATCACCCAGCAACTGAACGGCACCATCATCGGCATGAACGCTGATGGCACAGAGATCACCCAGCCCTACATGGTGGGTGGCATTGCCGTCATCGTCCAAGGCAAGCGTTATTTGTTGCCGGTTATTGAAGAATAAGGTAACGCTCAGTCCATGGTCATCGACATCAAAAAACTGCGACTGCAACAGAGGAACGCTCGTCCCGAGAACAGGGAGCGAAGGCGACTGTACTCACTGGCTAATAAAGAAAAGCACGCTGCGTACTCAAAGAAATGGCGGGAAGCCAACCCTGAACTGCGGAGAGCCTCCAAGCGCAGGTGGGAAAAGGCCAACCCAGAAAAACACGCCGAGTCCACCCGCCGCCAACACCGCGAATACATGAAGAAACGCAAGGCACAAGACCTAGACTTTCGGATTTGCGTCCAGTTGCGGGATAGGACAAGTCAAGCCATCAAGAACGAATCCAAAGCTGGCTCTGCCGTCCGAGATTTGGGCATGAGCAGTGCCGACTTCAAGCTACACATTGCGTCCCAGTTCAGCCCCGGAATGGAATGGGAAACGTGGGGCAGTTCCTTTGAGCTTGACCACATTTACCCCCTCGCTGGTGCCGACCTGAACGACCGTTGCCAATTCAAGGCCGTAGCCAACTGGCGTAACTACCAGCCCCTGACCCCCGAAGACAACAGCACGAAGGGCGACTCCATCACTGACGCTGCCCGTGAGCGGTTTGAGGTTCTCGCCAACTTTTTGGAGGTGATGTAATGCCCGCCCCAGCCCGTCCCGCCCCCATCAAGGTCATTGCTGACTCGACCCGCTTCGCAAACGGGATCGTGGGTGTCTACACGGACGCTGAAGTCGATGCTCTGCTTGCAAATCTGCCAGCAGGAGTTGGCGAACCCGCCATCACTGTCCACGCTGGGTCGCCCCCTGTGCCGCTCTCCGGTGACCCAACCCCGCAAGAGCTAGAAGACTCTTTTGCGGCCCTGTCCAATGGATTGCATTACTACCCAGACGGCGGGGCTCTTATTGCTGTCTTGCGTGGAGAATATCAGACAACCATTACGATCACTGGTGCCGTCAAGTCGGTTGCCCAGATCGTCAAGTCTTCGGCGGGCCTGCCCACTCCCGACAACCCGTCAATGGTTGTCACGCAGATGGCTGACGGGAAGTGGTTTAGGGTCAAGGGCGACAGGCGGGATCAGCCGTTTGGCGACCCGGAGATAGTTGACATCTTCAAGTTGGTCAGTGGCGGTGACCTGACGGCTCTGAATGCCTACTACACGGGGCTGGAGGTCGAGGCCCTACTGGCTCCGATCAAGAATGACATCGCAGCCTTGGCATCCAACCAAGGCCAACAGCCACAGCCGGTAGACCTTGACCTTATCAACAGCCAGTTGCAGAGCCTCGCCACCATCACCCAAGACGTGATGGACAAGGTGGACGCCAAGGCCGACAAGACCACGGTGGCAACTCTTAGCACCACCCTGATGAACTCCATCATGGAGGTGAAGGATGACGTTTACACCAAGTCCGAAGTCGATGACAAGCTGGAAGCCGACAAGGACTTCTCCATTGCCAACGACAACGTGCTTCTGGGTCAGATCACCTCCCTCCAAGAGATCGTGTCCAATCTGGGCACTGACATCGGAACTGGCCAGATCGACGTTCTGGATGCCATTCGGGACGTTGAGATTGAACCCTCAATGGTGTCGCTCACAGGGGATGCAAACTCCCCGATTGCGTGGAAGGGTGGCCTGTCCCTGACTCCGGTCAAAGAAGGTGACCACTGGCGGCTGAATTGGAATGACGGCAAGGCCATCCACACCCTTGTTCATGGCGACGAGTTCACTTCAGCCAATATCGTCGCCGCACTGGCTAGCCAAGACGTTTCGGTGGCGAACCTCCAGACCGGGGGGCTTGAACTCAACGAACTGTTTATGGGTGCTGCCGGTGACCGGCTCATCACTCAGGTGGCTGGTGGCTCCGAGAACACGGTTGCCTACCTGTCTGACCTATCTGGCTATGCCCCGATCTCCACGACCACGCTCATCACAACCCAGATTCAGGCACTGTTCGACAGCATCTACACCCGGGCAGAGAGCGATGATCGGTATGCGGCCAAGTCGGACAACAGCCAGAACCTTTTTGCCAAGACCATTGTGGCCCAAGCGGTTGGCTTTGGTGACTCAGCCCTAACCCCAGCCGCCCTGACCTATACCGATACCGGAGAAGGCTTTGGCCCACGGCTGGTGTTCGCGGTTGGCATGGTCAACGACTATGTGGCCCTGCGGAGTGACTTTGAGCCAATCAAGTCCCGCATAGACGCCCTTGAGAGCAAGGCCGAACCGGCTTCGGTTGATGCCTACACGAAGGCACAGGTTGATGCCAAGCTGGCTGCCATTAACCCGACCAGTGCCGCCAACATCAATGACCCTGCCTTGGCTGCTTTCAAGAAGTCTGTGCTTGATGAAGTGAAGTTGATGCTGGTGGGCGGCACGAAAATGCCACCGGCAGACATTGATTGGACACCGATCATCCGAATGGAGGGCGCGAAGGAAACAGCCTCAACGCAGATTGAAGCCCGAATGCTTGGCGGGTTCATCGAACTCAAGGGGACTTTGACGTTCAATGCTGGCAGCGGCGATTGGGTGCCGCTGCGACTGCCGCCACAGTTCCCGATGGCCGAAATTGAAGCGAAATACCCGCTTGCCATGCGGCTCGTTGGGTCTGCCGTTACCTATGGCTACTGCACCGTCAGCAACAAAAACCGCGACATCTATGTAAGTCCCGGCGCACGATCAAGCGAGGCGACATTTTCTGGCATTCGATGGAAGGCGGCGTACTGACAATGCAAAACCGAAAAGCCTTTACCCTCGTTGAGTTGCTGGTGGTCATTGCCATCATCGGCACCCTCGTTGGCTTTCTCCTCCCGGCCATTCAGGCTGCGAGGGAGTCGGCCCGCAGGACCACCTGCACCAACAACCTCAAGCAGTTGTCCTTGGCCTGCATCAGCCATGAATCGGCCCAAAAGACATTCCCAAGAGGCACCAAGTGCTATGACGGCAGCTATGCCAATCTGGCCAAGAAGAGCCCGGTGGTAGACGGGGATTTGCGCTGGCATCACGATCATGCCTTTTTGAGTTACGCCCTGCCCTACATTGAGTCAGAGGCCACCATCAAGAGGTTCGATCAGGACAAGAGCTTCACCAACGAGGCCAACAAAGAGGCCCGCAGGGGAATGCTTGCCTTGTCATTCATGGCCTGCCCTTCTGACATCGGACTCCAGAAGAACGAATGGGACTTGGATCGCTGGGCTAGGGTTCGCATGAACTACGTCTGCAACTACGGCAACACCAACTACGGTCAGGCCACCAAGTCCGGCGTTGCCCACGGCGGTGCCCCTTTCACTATGGTGGTGGGAGTCAAGCCCGCACAGGTCACAGACGGCCTCTCCAAGACGATGTTGCTGTCCGAAACAACTGTCACAGGCCCAGAGGACTCATGGCAGGGGCCACCTTCCGATGTGTCTTTTGCAAACGGCGGGCAAACATACACCGCATGGCTCATCCCTAATAGCACTGTCTGCGAAGAGACTGTTAGGTATCCGACTGCCCTGAACGGCAGGCCAGCCGGATGTACTACGCTGGAGGATTGGGAGTTGCAGGTGCTGTCAGCCCGCTCCAAGCACCCGGCTGGTGTGGTGATAGCGAACTGTGATGGGGCCACCCGGCTCGTTGCCAATCAAGTTGACCTTGCCGTCTGGCGGTCTGCCAGCACTGCCAAGGGCGGCGAAACACTGGTACTGGAATAAGACCATGGCATCACTCGCATATTGGAGCGGCACGAAGTGGGTCACCATCTCCACTGGTAGTGGTGGTGGTGGCAGTGGACTGCCCGGACCTCCCGGCCCCAAGGGGGACAAAGGTGACAAGGGAGAGGACGGCAAGTCCATCTCTGTCAGCAAGCAACCTTCCCAGCCTGCTACCGCAGAGATGGGCGACGTTTGGATTCAGGAACAACCCTAATAAGAAAGGTGATGGAAGATGGCCAATAACGCATACATCTACGACGGTACAAGGTGGGTCAGCATCGTTGGTCCCGAAGGCCCGGAAGGTCCCGAAGGTCCCAAGGGCGACCCGGGCGAGGACGGCAAGGACGGCAGTGGCGTAACCATCAAGGGAACGGCCACGGTCTATCCCCCATCTGCGACCCCCACTGCCGGTGATATGTACCTTGTCGATGACCCGGTTCCGGCTGGCTTTCCCCCCGGCACTCAGCCCGGCGACGGCCTCGTCTGGACCGGCACGGCTTGGGAAAACGTCGGTGCCATCCGTGGTCCTAAGGGCGAGCGCGGCGACAGGGGTGACAAGGGTGCTGACGGTGCCGATGGTGCCGATGGTGCCCCCGGCGTGGACGGTCAGGCCGGTGAGGATGGCAAATCCATCAAGGTCAGCGTCCAGAACTCCCAGCCTGCTACGGCAGCGGCGGGCGATGTCTGGATAGATCCCGCCTAAAGGGGGGGTATCGCTAACAAACCCCAAGAATCAGGGGGGTGCGCTGGTGGGAATGCCACCGCCCCCCTTGGAGGAAGAGCAATGAGAGATTGGTCGAAGTCCAGCCCGAAAGTCCACGTTACCGCCGAGCAACTCCGTGAGATGCACCATGATCGCCGGATGTCGTTCAAGGAAATGGGTGCCCAGCTTGGGTGCGGCAGGTCGCAAGTCCAGAGGCTAATGAAGAAGCACGGCATCGAAGCACTCCCCGTAAACCGTCCAGAAAGAAGTGCCAAGATCGCCGCCAAGCGGAAAGGCCAGTTCACCCCCATGCAGGCCAAGTGGTCTGGTCGCTCCTGCCTCAAGGTCACCGTGGACGGCAAGCGAGTTCAAGCCCACCGAGCAATGGCAGAAATGATCCTTGGCCGAAAGCTCACTGCGGACGAGACAGTCCACCACTGCGACAACGACCAAAAGAACAACAGCCCAGACAACCTGTGGGTGTTTCCAACCAAGGCAGATCACACCCGATACCACCGCACCGGAGAAGTCGCCATCGGCACCATGCCGCTGGGCGAGTTTGTCATGCGGGGCCCACAACCAGTCAGCAATAACAAGGTGGCATAGTGGCTAAAGACGTAAAAATCTATGACGGCTCCGATTGGCACTCCATCAAAGGCCCCAAGGGTGATGACGGAGCCAAGGGCGATGCTGGTGTGCCCGGACCAACGGCTGTTTCTGCGGACGCTGGCAATGTCCTAGAGGTAGGTGCCGATAGCCTCCTCAAGCTGGACCCCGCCAAGCTCGACTCCCGATTCGTCAACGTCACGGGCGACACGATGACCGGGCAGTTGAGGATTGAGGGGCCGTCCAGCCCCAACGGGCTTATGCACCTTGTAGGCGAAACGGCGGCTTTTACTGCCGAAAGCTACTCCAACACGGCATCCAGCGGAGCGATCTACCGTGCAAGGCGGGCGAGGGGAACATCTGCCGCACCGCTGGCCGTCCAAGCTGGCGACCGGATTCTCGGCCTGAGCCAAGCGGGCGCAAGGCAGGATGGCACCTTCCGCAATGCGGGCCTGTTTGCACTCAATGTCACGGACACGCCGCTCCCGACTGACAATGCGCTAAAGACTCATTGGCAGTTGTCGGCTGGCAATGGGCTGGGTACGGGCGTGAGTGTCATAGCGGAGTTCGGAATCAAGGGCTCCTTTCTCAACACCGAAGCCCTTGGCGTGAACCTCCTTGACCCGACTCACAATTTGGAAGTGGGCGGCGATACGATGTTACGCGGCCCGCTGGAAGTGGTGGGGGACATTACCAGCACAGGAACTGCCCACAACTTCGCTGCCGATAGCATCCTCGTTTCCGCCGTCAGTGGTGCCGTCAAAAAGACGGGCGACACCATGACGGGGCCGCTCAAGATCGAGGCACCCGCCGCTCCGAACGGATGGTTTCAAGCGGTCGGTGATGCTGCGTCATTCACGGGCGAGAGCTATTCAAACACAGCCACCAGCGGAGCTATTTATCGGTCGAGGCGGGCGAGGGGAACTGCGTCGGCACCGCTGGCCGTTCAAGCTGGGGATCGGATTTCCTCCATGAGCCAAATGGGCCAGCGTGGGGACGGAACATGGAGGAATTGCGGTGCGATTCTTCTTGATGTTTTGGACACGCCAGCCCCGACCGACAACACGATCAAGACGCGATGGATCATTCAAGCCGGAAACGGCTCTATCGTGACGCCGATTCTGGTTATGGAGGCCGGTTCGTCCTATTTCGCCTGTCCGCGCGTTGGCATTGGATCGGCCGTTCCAACTTGCCAGCTTGACGTTCTCGGTGACACGGCACTGCGTGGCAATGTTGATGTCACTGGCAACATCACAAGCACCGGCACGGCTCACTCGTTCGCCGCTGGCTCCATCCCCGCCCCCGCCGTTATCGGCGGCACGGCCAGCACCCCGACCGCTGGCACTGTGGCGGCATGGGGTTCGATGCGGTGGGATGAAAACTTCCTCTACATCCGCACCGGAACAGGCTGGAAAAAAGTAGCCCTCTCAGCCCTCTAGGAGTTAACCATGACCGACGAGATTGATCGAGAAGTTGCCGACACTGAAGCCATGCTTGCCGAACTGAAGAAACGTCAGGCCGAAGAGGCAAAAATAACTGCCGTTCAGGACGCAGCACTTGCGAAAGTTCGTGCTGAATGTGCAGCGGCCCGTGCCGGACATTCAATTGACGAGGAGTGACCATGGTCTTTTCCCCCAGCACCTGCGAGCCCAAGCCCCAGACCTCTCCATTCAGGATGGTGAGCCGTCCTGCTATTGAGTGGTCTACGATCAACCCTGTGCTTGGGCTGGGGGAATGTGCCCATGAAACTGACACTGGCCGATTCAAGGTTGGTGACGGCAAGACTCCCTATAAGAACCTCGCCTACCAGATGAGCATTGGGGTTCCGGGCGAGCCGGGTCCAGTGGGCTCAGACGGACCTCCGGGCCCCCCGGGCCCTCGCGGCGAACGTGGTGAACAGGGTCCTGTCGGAGCGGCTGGTCCTGCCACGGTTCTCCAGATTGGGACGGTTGCATCTGGGCCAATTCCCAGCGTCACTCTGGTGGGCAATGCTCCCTTGCAGACTCTGAACTGGGTCATCCCCAAGGGTGAGAAGGGTGATGCCGGGGCCACCAACTCCTTGAAGATTGGCACGGTGGTGGCGGGCATCAACCCTGCCGCAACGATCACCGGAAATGCCCCCGATCAGACCCTCAATCTGGTGCTGCCAAGAGGCGAGAAGGGTGATGCCGGTGCGCAGGGGACCCCGGGTGTCAAGGGTGACCGTGGTGACGTAGGGCCCAAGGGGGACACCGGCGCAGGTGCTGTCATCAAGGGAACCGCCAGTGCCTATCCGCCCGTAGCGAACCCTGTAGTCAACGACCTCTACATCTTGGGCAGTGCCGCCTCCCTGACTGGTGCCCCTGCCTCCAGCGTTGGTCCTGCATCTGTTGGTGATGGCGTGGTGTGGACTGGGACTAGCTGGGTCAACGTCGGCCCGCTGCGAGGCTCCCAAGGTATTCAGGGTAACGTCGGCCCTTCTGGTCCGGCTGGCCCCGCCGGTCCTGCCACCACCCTTGCCATCGGGGCTGTGTCAGCGGGCACTATTGCTCAGGCATCGCTGACGGGCACGGCTCCCAACCAGACCTTGAACTTGGTCCTGCCCAAAGGTGATGCCGGTGTGGCCGGGCCCAAGGGGGATGCTGGTGCGGTTGGCCCGGCTGGCCCGCCCAACTCGCTCACTGTCGGAACGGTCACCCAAGGCGTGGCTGGAAGTGCCCCCACTGTGACCATTACCGGAGTGGCCCCGGCCCAGACCATCTCGTTCCGGTTCCCGGTTCCCGCCGACCCGGCTGTCAACAAGCTCTCGATTGGCACGGTGACTCAAGGTGGTGTCCCCAGTGCCACGATCACCGGGACGCCCCCGAATCAGATACTCAATCTGGTGCTGCCTAATCCGCAGGTCACGCAGTCCACTTCGTTCTCGGTCAACCCTGTCAACGCCTCTGGGTTTGTAGGCGAGTCTGTTTCATTTACGGCCACCGCCCAATCCACAGAAGGCCCTCTGGTCTACAAGTGGCAGGTGTCAAACGACAACGGGGCGACCTTCGCCGACATTACCGGGGCTGGCACAAACACCTACACATTCACCCCTGTTCTTGCAGATTCTGGGAAGCGGTACAGGTGTGTTGCTACCACTCCCACGCTGGGGCCCACTTACAGCCTGATTGCAACACTGACTGTCACGGTCAGGCCCATTCCAGATGGCTCGTCGTGGCGAGCCGGGGTCGCAAATGGCTCAGGATACATCGAGTTCCTCAATGGCCTGTTCATTGCTGGCAACGGACGTTGGTCTACGGACGGTGCCGAATGGACGAACGCAATGCCGACAGGAATCGATCTGTTTCATCGCGGAGCTTTCGGGAACGGAACGTGGGTTGCTGGCAAGAGAGTGCCAGCGGAGTTCGTGACCGGCCTCAGCACAAGGCCCGAATACTTTGTTGCCTGCACTAGTGCTGACGGCAAAAACTGGACTGCAAGAGAGTCCTTCAGTTTGTTTGGCGGAAATCTTTTGGGATCACAAAACGCAATCTTTGGATACGGATTTGGAAAGTTTGTCTGCTTCTACAGCACAGAAAGAAACTACTACGTCCAAGGGTCCACCGTTGTCCGAAAGCTAAATGTAATTGTTGCTATGTGGAGTTCTGACGGGATCACTTGGAACAACTGCCCTGCCATTACCGGAATGGTGACAGGAAACTCGCCGCTAAATACCGCTGCAACGGGCTTTACGGCAACGGCACAGGCCAATGCCTTTACGAGAATGACCTCCGTGGCCACAGGCACCGGCAACAGCCCGCTCATGGTAGCCACCGGATTGATAGTGTCAGGCGCAACGAACCAATACTTAGCCAGTGCCGATGGAATCACTTGGGTTCTGAAAACTTTCCCAGCGTTTGTTGCCGTGCAGGACGTTGCTTTTGGTGCCACTAACTTTGTGGCTGTCGGAACGGGCGGTGTCTGCTTCCGCACAGCTACGCCAGCAACTCCGCTTACCACCGCAAGCATTGCTTTCTCGGTTGCCAATATGCCAGCAACTGCAAGCTGGAGTGGCATCACCTATGGAAACGGCAAGTTCGTGGCAGTGGCAAACGGATCGGCCACGGCAGCTAACTCCGTTGACGGGGCTACATGGGCACAGAAGACCCTGCCGAGCAGTTCTTTGTGGGATGGCGTGGCGTTCGGCAACAACAGGTTTATTGCGTCAGCCGCCGCTGGCACCACCACTGCCGCCACCGCCATCAGTGATTAGGAGTCCCCATGTACACAGCACTCGATGCTTGCCAGTACCTCATGGACTCCGTTGGTGGCGGTGCCCAAGACCAAGAACACCGGGTCCTGCGGCAGTCGATCTTCCATGCCTACCGGGACTTGGTGGCCGTCAGGGATTGGCGGTGGTATCAGGCCGAAGAGGAAATCAGCCTGTGCTGCCAGAACACAGTCTCCCGACATACCCTGCCGTGGGGCGTCCAATCCATAGATGCCTTCATGCTGCCCCAGACCGGGGTGGTGGCTGACTACCTGCGGCCTACTGAATGGACGCGATTGATCGAGTCCCAGTTCCGGGGGTTTGCCCGGATTGCTTGGACGATCCTGCCCTCGACCCTCCTGCCGGACAGGTTCGACCTGTGCGTTTTCAATGGGTGGGCGGGTGACAACACTGCCACCGTGACCTATCGCCGTCGCCCCCGTGACCTCCGTTTCACGGGCTGGGAGCCACAGGCCAGAAACGGCACGATTTCTTGGGATGGGGTGGATGTGGACGGTGACGGCACCACCTTTACCAACTTGATGGTGGGCAGTGTGATCCGCGTTTCGGCTGACCCAAAGCGGCACCCAGAGCCCCTCACCGGGATGAACGCCTACTCGGACGAGGGCCTGATCTACGGGATCAACAACGGCAACTCCCTTTACGCCCGCAGTCCAGCCGGTGACATGAAGTATCAGGCGGGCACCAAGTTCGTCATTACCGACTACTTGGACTTGTCTCCCGGGATGTACACGGCCTTGTTGAGCGGCGCAGAAGTCTGGCTGGCTAGGCTGATGGGCAAGAACATCGAGGGGGCCACCGGCATCTACGGGCGTGACCTCCGCATGGCCTTTGAGTCTGACGCCATGGCTCCGCTCTCTGGAAGACGGGACAACGGTGGGAATGGGTATGGCGGCGGGTACTACGCCATGTGGTATCTCCGACCGGGTGTTGACCAAGGCGTCCCCTCTCGCCCCTTTGGTGGCCCAAATGCTCAAGGAACCTGCCCAATCCCGGCAGAGGTCTTTGGCGGCTCCTCCAGTTCCTCGTTTGATGACTGCGGGGCTCCCCAGTGAGGATCAACCAGTTCAAGGGCTGGGCCCCTGCCTTCTCTCGATACCTCTTGCCAGTTGGCGGTGCGGTCGAGCAGGTCAATGCCACCTGCCTGACGCCGGGGCAACTCACCATTCGGGGCGGCAGCAAGAAGATCGCCAGCACCCAAGACAGAATGATCGAAATGTGGGGCCTCTCGGTCGGCTCCACTCAGACCGATGTGATCCTCGCCCAAGACGATGACGGCAAGATCGTCCAGTTCTCTGGGATCGGGGGCACGGTCACCCAGAAGACTCTCTACACAGGGCAGTTCTCTGGCCAGCACCCCGTGTCGTTTTCTCAGGGCAGGCGAGGGGAAATCTATTTGTATCAGGGCTTTGGCCGCAGAGGGCTGGTCAGAACCTCTGATGGCAAGGTCCGTCCAGTAGGGCTCGATGCCCCGGCCACCAAGCCCACGGTGGTGATCGACTCCACGGTCAGCTACTACTTGGCCAGAATCGACATCATCGATGCTGGCAATGGCTACAACATCCCGCCCTCTGTCTACATTGGCGAGCCCGGATTGGGAGGTCGGCAGGCCAAGGCCATCACCAGAATTGCCGATGCCCAAGTCTCGGAGATCGAGGTCACTGACGGTGGCTCGGGCTACACCAAGGCCCCGTGCGTCAAGCTCACCGACACCCCCAACGGCCCTGCCACTGGAACAGGTGCGGCTGCGGCACTGGAGCTAGAGACTGGCTGTGCCAATGGCGACCCGGAGACTGGCATCGTCTATTGGGAGATCAGCCAACTACCCACTTGGTTCTGGCTGTGCTTGAGCGAGTACGCCCGGGAAGGCAAGGGGATCATCGTGCCAGCAGTGGGTGGTTCTGGCACAGGGGCCAAGGCAATCTTTTGGATCGACGGCCTCTATGACGGCAACTGCTACAAGCAAAACTCAGACGGCACAGACCTAGAGAACTTCGGGGTGCGTGTTCAGGTCTACGACTTTGGTCAAGGCTACAAGCCAGACGATGTGGTCACCGCCACCATCAAGACGGCTGGGGCTTTTCAGGCTGGATTTGGGTTTAACGGCCCCCGCTGCGACACGGTGCAGCAGTGCCAAGTCAAGGCCGAAGGGATTGGGCTCTACCACCCCAAGGCCCCCGACAAGCTGACCATCATTGACTCCAATTCGTACAAGCAGCGGAAGCTCAAGACCGTCATCACCAAGGGCGGCTCGGGCTACCTGACACCGCCGACGTTCGTGACTGAAGATGGCGACATCATCAACACGGAAGTGGATTGCAACGGCTCGGTCACCAAGCTCAAGGTGGCCCAGCCCAACAAGCTCTACTTGTTTCCCCCCAGACTGCTAGACACCAGCGGGGATGTGGGCGGGGCTACTGCACTTGCGATTGTCCGGCCCAACTTCCGGGGCAAGTACCAGTGTTACTACCGCTATGTGGATGAGAGCCTCACCAAGGAGCAGGGTGGGCCGATCTACTCCAACCTGTCTCCGCTCACAGAGGTGGACTGCGGGGAAGCGGCGAAGAAGCTGACTTGGAGCAACCTGCCGTCTGCGGCTCAGGCCACCCATGTGGAGCTTTGGCGGTCCACCAGCAATCAGGCGACCACCCTGTTCCGCGTGGCCAAGCTGCCCATCGGCACAGACTCCTATGTGGATGAGCTTTCGGACTACGACCTGACCAATGCCGACCGCAAGGACTTTGAAGGCCAGCCGATCCTGTTGTCAGACGGGCGGCTGAACATGAACCGCTACGGGGTGGCCAGCACCGACTTTGCCGTGGGCGTGATCTTCCAAGACAGGACGTTCTTGGGGGTGGACACAACCGGCAAGCGGCCCAACACCTTGCTCTACTCAGAAGCCGACGCCCCAGAAGCTATCCCAGAGATCAACGAGCTAGTCTTGCAGACCAACCTGCGAGACACCGACTACATCACAGCTCTGATTCCCTATGCGGGAGCCCTGATGGTGATGCAGTCCCGGCACTGCCACCGGCTGAACTTCGTGAACCGCCCTGAACTCGATGCCACCTCCTCTTTGGTGGCCTACCGGGGCTGCCTAAACCAGAGATGCTGGGACATCTGGCTCGGGACCGCCTACATTGCCGACGATTGCGGGTTCTACACCCTTGATCCGCAGGGTCAGGTAGAGGACATCTCGGCTGCCATCTCGACCTTGTTCCGCACCAACACCGACCCGACCCAGCCGACCATCGACTTTGCCAAGCGGGAGTGGTTCTTCGTCCGGGCCGACAAGGATCAGGGCTTGATCCGGTTCCATGTCAGCTTCACCGGGGACGAGGGTACGTTCCCCACCCGGCAGATCGTCTACGACCCGGACTCCAAGACTTATTGGCTAGAGCAATACCCCTATGTTTTCTCGGCAGCCACTCAGGTGCGGGCCAGCGACGGCTCTATCCAGATGGTCACGGCCAGCGAAGAGGCCCTCCACATTTTCTCTGTGGGCCTGACCGATGACGGCATCCCCGTGGACTACTCGTTCCGCACTGGGCACATGGCCTACGAAACAGACGAAACTGCCAAGAACGGGGGCCAGCAGCAGAGCCGGAATGTCTCGGTGGTCTACCGGCCAACGGACTCTAGCTCCGTATTGAAACTGGCCAATTACTACAACGGCTCCAATACCCCCAGAGCCAACGTGGCCATGAGGGATCGAGGGGTAGGTTTTGTCCACCAGACAGACGAGCCTGCCGCCACAGTGGATATGGTCAAGCTGCCCCACCAAGAGGCCGAGTCCCATGGTGTTGCTAAGGCCCTGTTTGCAGGCAAGACCATCACCGACTTCTACGGGTCCGACTCCCATGTCTCGATCAAGCTCTACGGCCAACAGACCGACGCCGGGCCCGTGGTCATCCACCAGATCGACGTAGCCGGGGTAGCTGCCAGCGGAGGTGACTGATGGCTATTAGCCAGCGGGCGGCACAGGAAATAGCCAGCCTCCTGATTCAGGGCGGCATCCCAGCAGGCCATGCCACCGACATCGGCCAGCGGCTCCTGTCTCTGGCGGGCTCGTCCTCCTCGTCATCGTCCTCTAGCTCAGACGAGCAGAGGGTGATCGACTCCAGCACCGCCCGGTCTAGCAGGTTCAGAAACCAGTTCCGGCAACCCGAACAGCCAGCCCAAGTAGGTGAGGCCGGGAAGGATGGCATCGCAGGCCAAGCCGGATGGGAGGGCACAGCAGGCAAGGATGGAACCAGCGGCGTGGATGGCCAAGCTGGCACTGCGGGCGAGGCTGGTGCTGCCGGGGAAGCCGGGGCAGCAGGTGCAGCCGGTGCTGGGATCGACCCCCGGCTGGTGAACAACATTCTCAGGCGGCTGCGGGACCTAGAGCAAAAGGACCCGGGCGAGCCCAAGTGCGACAACTTCCAAGCCTTCGGTCAGTCCAGCCTGTGCAACATCGTCAAGCAGCAGGCCAAGGAGTTGGGCCGGGTCAAGGAGCGGCTCGACAGCATTGAAAAAACACTGAAGGCCCTCGACCGGCGGCTGGAGGCCATCGAGAAGTTCATGCCCCCGCAGGAATGCCTGTGAAGACCTTCCTGAAACGGGACGGCAGGCTCATCGCCAAAAATGGCAAGTTCGTGGTGGCTGACAACCCAGCCGACTGCGAATGCTGCGAGCCCCCGTGCGGGGTGTCAGCCAGTTCCGGTGGTCAGGGCGTGACGGTCACTGACTACGCCATGCCAACGCGAGGTGGGGATGTGGAGTTCCGTTACGACTCCTTTGGAATCCCTGACGCCTACAAAATCGAGGGCGGCGGGCAGGTCTTCATCGACACCGGGCCGGTTTCAGGACAGGGGACTCGGACGTTCAACAAGCCACAGGGGCTAAAGAAGGTAACCGTGACTGTTACCGGGCCCCAAGGAACGGCATGGCGGTACTTCCTTGGATGCCCCCCGGAAACCCGGGATGGGGATAACCCACTCCCATGATTACCTGCCACAAGAAGCACCTGATCGCCCGCTGCAACGAGCGGGGCTACTTGCTATCAGAGGCAATGCCGTGCGTGGTCAAGCAGGACGGCCCGTACTGGACAATCGACACCAGTCACCCGAGTTACCCGCATGACAGGGAGCCCCAGCCCTGCAAAGCCGGGACCGCCCTCAAGTCTTTGCTAGGGCGGGTTGGCATTACCTCAACCCCTGACTGTAGCTGTGACGCCAAGGCAGCCCACATGGACATGATGGGATGCCCATGGGTTAGGGAGAACCTAGACATGGTGGTGGAATGGCTAGAGGAAGAGGCCATCAAGAGGGGCCTGCCGTTTTGCCGCATGGCAGGCAAGGCTCTGGTGAGGCTGGCGGTGAGGCTGGCTGAAACAAAAGCCAATGTCCCGCCCGGTCAGGGGTCGGTACATAAATGAGATAGGCGAGGACCATTCTCATGGCATTCAACAAATTCTTGGCGTACAGGTCGCAGGGCGTTAATCCGTCCATGTACAGCGACAACCGGCAAGAAGCCATGAGGATGATGGACGAGGACATGGCCGCCCGGTGGGACAAAGACCGGAACGGCTTTCAGCAGGCCATGCTCCGTCAGGCCCAGCAAGAGCGGCAAGGCAGGCTAGGCGAGGCTGCCCCAGAGGAAACCAAGAAGGACCAGCCCGCACCGCAGCAGCCAGCCCAGCAGCCCGCCCCCCACGGCAATGCCATGGGAGGTGCCCCTATTCGGTGGCCCGGGATGCACCCAGCCCATCACTTTGGTGCGCTCCAGAACATGGTTGCCTCCACCAATCAGGCTTGGGCTAACGAGATGGACTCCAGAAGGGAGCAGGCCGAAGCGGAGCGGTCACGGCAACACGCATACGAAATGCAGTCTCTGGAGCAGCAGCAGAACAACTACCAGCAAGCTAGCCAGCAAGAGTCCGCTCAGTTGGAAAACTCGGCTAGGCAGGCCAGAAACCGCAGCCTTCTCGGGGCGGCGGGACTAGGTGGAGTCACTGTGCGGTCGGACGGTCGCGGGAACACCAGCCGCAGCCGACATCCGTTTGGCCGCAGCCCCTTTGCACGCTCACTACTGGGTGATTAATGGCATCTTTTGCCGCACAACAACCCGGAGCCCCTCGCTCAAACGTCCAGACCAACGGTCAGGCTGTTAATCCGGCCAGCCTTTTGTCTGGCCTCACGCGAGAGTCACAAGTGAACGCCAACACCGGGACCGCTACCGGAGATCGGGCCGTTCAGGACTACGCCAAGGGGATGCTGTATGCCAACCGTGCAGCACTAGGCCGAAGCTCGGCCACTCAGAACGCGAAGACGAACATGGAACGAATGAGCCAAGGGGAGCAAATGAATCAGGCGTGGAGCCAAGCTCAGATGAACAGATTCAAGAGCATGTCTCAGCAGAAGTCCCAGCAATCTTCCCTTGCCCAAAGCCTTTTAGCTCAACAGATCGGTCTCAATTCTCAGTGGCAAACTAGCGTCTTGGGGATGATGAGATGATCGGTGCCAGCCAAACTCCATTCCGAATCAAGCCGCCTCGATTGCTGGCCGACTCTGCCACCGAGAGCATGGCCAACAACGTCTACGCCTCAACGCTCCAGCAGGGCCAGACCAAGGGCTACGACGCTCAATTCCAGAACGCTGGCAAGGGCTTCTCTGTCGGCAGCAAAGACCGGATGTTTGCCGACCAGCAGCGGGCAGCCGGTGCAGCCGAAGGGGCCCAAGCAGCAGCCTCAATTCGTGCCGATGACCAGCAGTTCAACGAGTCCCAAAAGAATGCGCATCAGATGCTCAGGGACCAAGCTCTTGTCTTTGACAAAAACCAAGCCACTGAGCGTAACAACGCCAACTTCCAAAGAATGTTTGCCAACCGTCAGGGCAAATCAGAGATAGCAATGGCCCGCCAAAGGGCTGCCATGAACCTTCGTCTTGCACTCATGTCCCAAGGACTTGATTAAAGGATCGCACGATGAGTCACGTTGTAGGACTGGACCTTGAAGACCTGAGCCCCGCCCAGCTTCGCAAGTTGCTGAGGCACACCATGCGGAACTCCATGCCCAAGGGCAAGCGTCCACCCGAGGATGACAACGACGAAGACGATGCCGATGACGAGGAGAACGAAGACCTCGTTGACCTGCACCGGGAGAAGAAGGGCGACTCTAAGCCGCCCAAGGTAACGAAAGACGATCTGCCCAAAGACTCCAAGCTGGACAAAGAGGAAGACTGATGACCCTCCCGAAGAAGCCTAGCTCTGCCGGTCGCATCCCCTCGCTCATTGCAGCTAAGAAGGGGACTCGGGTGATCAACGGCAAGACCTTTGACATCCCCAAGGTCGATCTCGTTCGTGCCATGTTCAAGGGCTCGGATGCAGACCGTGCTGCCCTGCGGGAAATGTGGGGCCAGCTAGAGCCCAGCCAGAAGCAAGAGCTTGCCATCTCCATGGCCAACGAGATGCCCAGTGCCACCCTGAAAGAGGGTGCCCAGCGCGGGCTTGGCGACACTCTGAGTTTTGAAGGCAAGGAAATCCTCGACTACATGAGGGGCGTTGACCTGCCCCCAGAGCGGATTGCTGTCTTGTCTGGTGACGAAGCTGCTGGAGGCAGGAAGGGGAGCGACAGTTCCGCAGGTTCTGTTGTGGATGGCAACAAGGAGCCGGGTGCTGTAGACGAAAGCATTAGGGATGCTGGCGATGAGGGTGCCACGGACGAGGTTTCGACCGAGGAGCCCTCTGATGACACCCGCCCTACCATGCAGCGGCGCAAGCTGCCGGACGGCATGGACCCTGACGCGCTGGGGCTCAAAGACCCTAACTCAGAGAAGTCCACCTCCAAGATAAGCAAGCAGACCCCGCTCCACTCCCAAAGAACAGTTTCGATTGTCGAGGTGCCGGGCCCAGACGGCAAGCCCCAAAAGACCGTGCTTGTCGAAACAGAGGGGAGATACTCTGACCCGGACATGGCCCGCGTCCGCAAGGCCGAAAGTGGCAAAGACCCGGGCGGCATGGAGAGGGTCAAGACATACAAAGACCCAGAGACCGGCGTCAGTGGCCAAGGCTACTCCGGTCGTGGCCCAGCCGACATGACGGAGCGGGCCCCGAATGACGTATACAACGACACCTTCAGGCAAATCCTTGAGGGCACCCGTGGGGAAGCCGACCGCATTGGCTCCATGTATGAGGCTCTCCGCAACAACGACAACTTCCACGAAGACCCCCGCGTTGCTTTTCAGAGCCCACGCCAAATGGCAGAGGCCCTCTGGAGGAACGCTGATCAAGTCTCTTTCTTGGAAGCCCGCAATCCCGTCAGCCCTCTGGACCGCAGGCGGCTAACTGGCGACATCGAGAGCGAGAATGTTGGCAGCCGATACCTTGGCCTGCCCGACACCACTCCGGGCCAAGCTGCCCGCATGGCTCAAGAAGCCGGGATGCCAACCGACAACACCAAGCTTCGATCCCGAGCCGAAGAGGACATCCTTCAGACCATCGAGAAGGAGGTGGCTCTCAGGTACGGTGGCTCTGGCTGGGGCCGCAAGTATGACGAAGCTGGCAACCTCGTTGAGCCGGGGATTGGCGAATCCAACACGCCCAGCAACATGCCCGCCGTCACCTCCGAGGGGCCGAGCAGGCTCCCCGAGCAGTCGGCAGATCAGGGCCTGTGGCAGCCAGAGCCCGACGATCCCATGTACGACAGGGTTCAGGAGTTTCGCCAAGCTGCTTACCGGCAGGGTACGCAAGACCGTGTTGGCGGCTTGCCCATGGACAATCCCGGCACCCCCGAGGGTTCGTCCAAGTCATCTGGATTCCGAGAAAAGCCAGACAACCGCAGCCCCGCACAAATCGAACGGGACAATGCTGACAAGCAGGCCGCATGGGAGGGCCGCCGCAACTCCGCAGCGGATCGGTTCAACTCCTACTCCAAAGACAAGAACATGCAGGGGGTCATTAAGACCCGACGCACAGCCCGAGAAGTGCAGGCTGACATCAATGATGCCCATGACCGTGGTGCTGATGACGCCTACATTGCCGGTCTTCAGGAGGAATTGAGGCAGGCCAAGATTCTCGACGGCATCACCAGCAGGATTGAAAACGTCCGGGCAAAGAGCGATCCCGCCCAGCCCACGCAAGTTGGCACAGAGGATGACGGTCAGGCTGTTAGCACCAGAGGCCGACAAGGCAGAAGGGCCGACCCACACAAGGACATGAAGGACAGGGTTCGTCTCATGGCTGAACAAGCCCGTGACGGACAGAAGGCCCCGCCCAAAGAAAATAATGCCGATGTGGCTGTGTCGGAAGATACGGTCAATCAGATGCTTGAAGAAGGACGCCCCGGCTCCATTGACGATCCAGACAGCCCCGACTACATCCCGCCTGTCAATGCAATGGGCGAGCCGGACGGAGGCCTGTCTGGCCCGCCAGAGCGAGCCCCCGCCCCAAGAAGCACTCCTTCTGCGGCAGCGGCAGACAATGCCACCCCTGAGGATTTGGCTCTTGAGGCATCGGCTACCGAGATCACCCCAGACCCAGTGCCTGAACCAGACGCACCGGCTACGCCAGACATCACGGCTTCTCCCGACGAGCCGGAAGTGCCACGAACTCCAGAAGAGACAGTAACGCCCGACCCCAGCACTAAGGTGGACGAGGCTACTGTTGCCGCTGATGCTGATCCGAAGTCCACAACGAAACCCACAGCAAAGCCCAAGCAGACTTGGGGCAGAAGGCTTGGCCAAGTTGCGGGTCTGGCGGCACCAACCATTGGCGTTGGTCTGATCCTCAGGGCCATGCTGGGATCGGGTGGCAGTGCTGGTCTTGCCCAGCCTATCGGCAGTGCCGCCAATGCCGCACCGCCAGAAGACGAACTTGGGCTTGGAGGCGGCAAGGGGGGGATGCCAATGGCGTCACCGTATCCGGCTGGCGACAGCTTTACCCCAATGAGTTCTGCCGACCGAATCAAGCTCATGCAGCAAATGAATAGCTGGCAGCCAAGCTCAGGCACCCAAACAGCACAGAGTTGGAGACACTAATGGACGGCACTTCCCAGTCTATTGACCGCATTCGCCGTGCCCGTAAGTCTGGCCAAGAAATGATGGCCGACGTTGAGCGGCTGCCTTGGCAGCTTGACCCGCATCACACTGTCACTACGCCCCATGCTGCGGGTGATACTGATGTGCCGCTGCCTGTTGCCAATCCACTCTGGCCGCGACGAGAGCCCGACCTACAGGCCGCACGCGAGGCCCAGTACCCAGAAGTAGACCCCGCCCCCGGCGAGGAAAGCCCACACAGGCAATACAGATTTCTTGATGACGTTGCCAGCGGCAGCCGTGGCGTTGACAACCGACGCTCCTTGGAAGAGGACGGGCTCGACAATCCTCTGGAGCAAGATGCCCAATACAGGGACCAGTCCGGCCTGTCACAGCAGGACTGGGAGGTTTCCGGCGGCATGACTGGCAGAGAGCGCATGAAGGCCATGTCCGATCAGGCTATAGCTGCCGACAAGGCCAAGTTCGCCCAAGGGGAGGCCGTTGCTAAAAGAAGGGCTGCCGTCCGAGAGCGGAGCAACCAAGAGTATGAAGAGTGGATGGCTGGCAGGCCCGAGCGGATGGCACAGGCCGAGAAGGAGCGAGAGGCTCTCCTGACCAAGAAGCGTGAAGAAACCCAGAGGCAGAACGCCGCTGACTCCGAGGCTGCATTTGAAGCAGGTATCAGTGCTGACCTTTCGACAGACCCAAATTTCACCTTTGATCCAGTTCAAAAGAGAGCAGACCTTGCAGCCACCGAAGAAAACAGGGATGTGAAAAGGGCTGCCGAGTATGACCAAGAGATTTTTGAAGATGACTATGGGAATGACCCTATTGAGTCAACGCCCATGGAGGCCCCGCTGCCCGGAGAAGAGACCCTTCCTCCCTCAGTTGCTGGCTGGGCACAGAGAAGAGCCGAGCGTGGTCAGGGCGGTCTCAATGCACTGAGGGCTCGATACCACAAAGAAGTTCCCGAAGACGCCAGAACCGGGGGGATGCACACTTTTGAGGACTGGCTTGCCCGCAATGGCATTAAGCCCGACATGCCGGTCGCAGAAGCCATGCCGATCCTGAACAAATTGTCCCCAATGGATGCTGGCCACGTTGACCGGAGGCGAGAGCAGTACGTCAGCACCATGATGAAGCGTTATGCGGATGAGCTTAAAGCCCGTGGAATCACCC